GTCCAGAATCCGGTACTTCCGAACAAAGCGATGAGAATCGCGACGATGTGGTCGCCATTGATAAGAATCGGGTCCATGATTAGCTTCCTCTCTTTCCGTTCTGGTAGCCAAAGTAAAACGTCACAATGGCCGTGACGATTGTCAGGAAGTGATCATCGATCTCCGTTCCTTTGAGTGCCAAAAAGCACAGGCAGCCGATGGTCATGATCGTGATTATGCTCTTCACGTCGATCAGCTTCGCCAGCTGCTCTCTTACGGTGACCGTCTTTTCTTTGTCCATCGGTCTGTCCTCCTGTTCTTTCGGTTCATCCGGAACGATGATGACTTCATCGCCATCCGGATCTTCCGGGATCTCTTCGGCCGGAGCCAGTTCAGCTTCTTCCGGTTCCTGCGGAACGACTGCCGGATCTGAGCGGTAATGGCTCAGCTCCACATAGCTGATGTCCTTGTCGAGCCCTCCGGCTGATGTGTACTGCAGAAGCGTGCCCATGTGCTCGGTGTCTCTCTGGATCGTGCCGTCGTTGTTTCCCCAGCTAGCGACCCAATGGTCGTACATGTCGCAACCGGTGATGTAGCTGCCGAACCATGACTGGCTGGCGTATATTCCCGTGTAGTATCCGGCGGCCTGTACAGCCTGGCAGAAGATACGGCAGACATCAGAGCACAGCTGTGCATTCAGTACTCCGTGCCGTACCTTGTATCCGTCGGCGTCCTCCATGTCGATCCACACGCCGAGCTGAACGTTCCATCCCTTGATGGCCTGCAGAATGAAGTCTGCCTCCTCATGCGCTCCGATCGTGTCCAGCGCGTATGAGTAAAGATACACGCCGTATGGGATGCTCATGGCTTCGCACTTTTTGCGCCATGCATCTGCTTTCGTGTCGAGGTTCGTTCCCCATGCTGCCCGGATGATTACAAAGTCGAAGTCGCTCAGGTCGATGCTTATGTCGTTGTGCTGGCTGACATCGCATCCGCGCATCTTGCCCTGGTTGATGTCTGACCAGTTCTTGAAGCGGAACCCACCGAGAGCCATGTGCCACTGCTCCGGAGAGCAGCTGATCCGGGTCACCTCTTTGTGGCCGTTCTGATTCATTCCGACGAGATCGCCGTCCCAATACATGCCGATGTGCGAGAGCGGAAACGGCGTCTCGCCTCGTGAGGCGTTCGGCCAGATGACGAAGTCACCGTTCCGGAAGTCTCCCGGAGCGATGAAATCCAGCACGTCGGCGTGTTCACCGCGGTTATACCACCAGTTGTCGACGTAACCGTCGCCGCCTGCCGGCCAGCTGTAGCCGAGAAGATCCACGCAGGCTTTTTTAAAATAATCGGCGCACTGATACGGATCACCGGCCGGCACGCCGTCCATCTCGTAAAGGTTGCCGATCGTTTTGTTATAAAACTCTGTAGGTGTCATTCTATCGGCCCTCCTTTTACGATGTGAACCAGGTCATGGTTCCGTACAAGTTGAAAGATGTGATTGCTGATGCTGAGATGCTGCGGAAGGCTGTGAAGCCTGAAGAGTTGACCGTCAAGAAGCCGATTGCTTTCGATTTATACTCCCAAAGTGAGAAGTATCTGGTCGTCGTGCCCGACGGAAGCCAGGACTCGCCTCCGGCTGCGCTGTCGATCGTCGCCTTCGTCGGCAGGCTTGAAACGTTGTTAAACACGCACTCGATCAGTTTCCCTGTCTTCCGGATCAGTACGCCTCCGGAGTTGTACAAAGTCGTCGGTGTGAAGTCGGCCACCAGCGCGAAGTTTCTGGAACCGTCTGCCATGATGAGCGGATACAGCGTGTTGTTTCCGCTGGCGTTGACATAGACAAGTCCAAGCTGGTAATTCGACCCTGAGCCCATGCGCCGCATCTCTGCCCTCGGCGTTGATGCGCCGGAGCTGTTGCTGCCGACTCCCCACTGCAGATAAGGGTTGTCCTTTCGGAACGTTTCGATGGCTGCGTCCGTGATGTATCCGGAATCGTTCGTCAGTTCACTGACTGCGGTCGGGACTGCTGCCGATGTGATGAACCCGCTGTCGTTCGTGAGGTCGCTGGTCTTCGTAGGCACTGCCGCGCTCGTTATGAATCCAGAGTCATTGACCAGGTCGCTTGTGCTCTGCGGTATTGTGTCGTGCAGCACTTTTGCTGTGATCACTCTCGGCGTTGTTGACGTGCCGATCGTTGCCTCTGCCTGCGTCATCGTTTCATAGGTTTCCCCGCCTCCACCGCTCTGTTCGGCGCTGGTTGCCACGAGATCATAGGTCGAGCCGTTGTATATGAACAGGTAATAGATGCCTGTCTTCAGCTGTTCGGTCAGTGTGCTGCCGTTTCGTGTGATCGGATAAGCGCCGGTTCCGTTGATGTTCAACGTCAGGCTTGCCAGCGTTGCCGTGTTCTCGTCTGTGAACTTCACGAAGATGAAGCCGCCGGTTGTCAGCGTGAAGGAATCGCATTTGACCGCCTTTGCGCTTTCAGAGCCTTCCGTTGTGCTCGTTCCGTAATGTCCCTGCTGGAACAGTTCGCCGATATACATGGACGCGACCTGCGTTCCGTCTGTGGAGCTGACCATGAGGACCGGCTTCGACTCGTCACTGCCCAGGGTGATCTCGTCTCCGCGCTCCAGCTGCAGCTTGTTAAATTTGCCATTGCCCAGAAGCACATAGCCAGCCTGCCTTGCCTGCGGTGCCGGCACCAATCCTTCTGCTCCATTGTCGACCATGGTCGCTCCAGTAAACGGATCATAATTGATCCCCGGAGCACCGATGGTCACCATCTTGGTGGTCGGGTCAGCTGTGACCTGCACGTTCGCGCCTCCCGCGATGCTGAAGCTGTCGGTGGTTGTCCCTGCTGTGATCTCCGTTTCGCCGGCCATGACCGTGCTGAACGCGTCCTGGTTTGCTTCAGCGCCGCTCTGGATGCCGTCCAGCTTCGTCTTGTCTGCGTTGGTGAAGTCGTTCGTGGTCAGGCTCTTGCCCTGTTCCTGCCGGACGAAGATTCCTTTCAGTTTCTCAAAAAAATAAGCGAGACCGGTCTCGTTTAGATATTTAGCCATTCGCTCATCCTCCCGTGACGATCTCGTCTATCTCTGCCGCAGTGATCGGCTCCATGAGATCCTGCAGTCCAAAGTCAGCGCCGGTCTTGTTTCCGACGACCTGGACTCCATTGATCTCCGGCTTGTCTGTTAACTGGTTGTAAGACGTCGCACCGCCTCCGGATCGGAACACCTGCCCGAAGTTGGCGGTCATCTGTTGCGTCTCATTGATGTCCACCGGGATCTCGCCTCCGTCGTTGAAGGCGGAAGCGATGCCCTGGCTTTTGCTTGTAAAATCTGCTGTGATTTCCCGTTCTTCTGTGATCTCAGTGTCAACATCTGCATTGATGGGGATCTCTGCGTCTGTCTCGTCTGTGGCTGTAAATGCTCCGGAAAAGGTCTGCCCGGTGCTGAACTCTGCCCGGAACTCTTTCTCGGTCATGAGATCTCACCAGCCTGAATCACGTCGTAAATGTTGACGCGCTCGATCTGGCTCGCCAGCGCGAGTCCGCCGGTCAGCAGAATGCGGACCTGGATCAGACCGCCGGCTCCTGCCTGGAACTGCAGCGTCTCGGCCTGCGTGAGATTGATCGAGATGTCTGATTCGGTGATGAGCACGGTCCCGGTCGTCAGCTTTTTCGTGAGGATCTTCGGCTGCTGCTTAAGCGTGACCCAGATCTCGGAGGCTGTGTTCAGCTCCACGTCTTCGGGGACGTGGATCGTTATGGTCGGCGTTGTGCCGCGTGTGATATTGATTGCCATCTGTCTGCCTCCTTTATGCGAGATCCGTCCGCCATGTCAGCGTTCCATAGAGTCTGTAAACCGGATTCTCTTCATCGCCGATCAGCGTTTCTTTGTCCAGCGTTCTGACTGCCTGGAAACCGTAGTTTTGCGACATCGTGATGTAAACGATCCTGGCGTTCATGTAGTCCCAAAGAGCGAGAAACTGCGTGTTCGGATTGTGCGGTTTCCAAGGTCCGCCGACCACTGCATCGACGTCTGCCACTGCCGGGAGCACCACGACGTTGTTGAACGTGCAGGTGATCTCCGTTCCGGATCTTAACATGGTTATCCCTCCGGCGTTGTAAATGACCCGCGTCGGGTTTTCCTTCAGAGTCAACGTGCCGTCCCATCCCTGGACAAGCGCGGCGATGTAAGCCCCGGCGAGTTGATAACCGGCATCGTTCAGGTGCACTCCGTCGGAGCTGCTATAACCTGATGTGTTAAGGAACCAGTCGCCGGATCTCTGCGATGTGCAGACGCCAGCCTGAAGCGATGCGTCGATGTATGCCTTCACCTTTTTGTAGAAGTATACGTTCGTGTAACCTGTCGCCTGCAAGAGCGGGATGATCCAGATTCGAGCGTTCGGATAGTTAGTTTTGCAGTACGAAACAAAGTTTGAGATCGCCGAGGTGATCTGGCTGACCGCGACCTGCGTGTCTGTCTTGCATACGTCGTTATAGCCTCCGCCGACGATGATGTAGCGAACGGCTCCACGCTCGATCTCTGTCATCGCGTTCGTGACTTCAGTCAGCGCCTGCAGATATGTTTTGTTTGGATAATCAGAGTTGTCGTTTCCTACTGCCACAAAGTCTCCGCCGGACTGCGAGATGACTTTCGGCACGCAGCCGGTGCGCTGATAGAAGTAATACGGCCAGCCGTGTCCTGCCTTTTCGCTCCCGGAGATGTTCGTCCAGGTTGTCGATGCATCGCCGCCGGTTCCCCGTGCGAACGAGTTCCCGATCAGCAGGCACCGGACGTTTTTCAGGCTGTTCGCCTCGATCGGTCTGACAAGAGTCTTCCACGATCCGTTTGTGTACTCCTGATAGCTGTAGGCTCCGTCTGCCGGATAGAAGAGGACCTGGTAGTAATGATTATTCTCTCCGATCCATCTGATGTACGGATTCCCGCCAGCGCTCACCGCTGCTGTGAACCCGGTCATATTCGAACCGAGGATGTCATCCGAGAACATGACCTGCCGCCACGTTCCGAGCGTCTGGCTGTTCTGCTCATAGCTGGCAATCCACATTTTCCCGTCCGGAATGCCTCCTGTCACGTACTTCAGGAACACGATGTTTCTCGCGCTGTTGACCTTTATCACTCCGAGAATGCCGACCGACGGAAGTCCTCCAAATTCGGTGATGGCGTTAACGTTATGGAACCAGATGCTCTTGTTCTGCATCGAATAGATGACCTGTCCGATGGCTGTCGTCGTGTCGAACGCATCCGGCGCGTAAATCTTCCAGCCGTTCGTGAGGTTCTGCAGGACGGTGATGTTTGACCTCGCGGTGTTGACCTGAGCTGTCAGCCCGGCGATGTTTGTCGTGTTTGTCTCAACCTGTGTTGTCACTCCGGAGACGCTCTCCACAGCTTCCTGTGCTTCTGCTGCCGCGCTGCTCGCTCTGGCGACCAGTTCTTCGAAGACCGGGATCTCCGTTTCCGAGATGACTGTGTCCGCGTCAAACGCTGCTTTCTCGATGTACAGCACGAAGTTGCTGGACCCGATGCGCTCGTTGTTTGCGTCGGTGATCATCACCTCGCAGGTCACAGGTCCGGCGACGGCTGTCATCTGGTCTTCGATGTCGATGTACACCGCCGACCCGTCCACGTTCATGAGATAGTTGAAACCGGTCAGGTCCTTCTTGGTGCCGACAATCATCGCAGTCGCTCCGGCCGGCATTGTGAAAGCGACTCCGCCCTTGTAAAGATTGAACCTCAGCCTCCGGCTCTTGCTGTCGTACTGCGAAGCATACACGACCAGCGGGTTCCCGGAAGGAACCAGGTCGAGGCTGTAAATCTGCTCGATCATCATTATGCGTTCACCTCCACTTTCAGCGCGAAATGAGAAGAAAAAAGAACGTCCGTCCCTTTTGTGAATTTCAGCCTGCAGGAAAACGTTCCGGCTCTGGCGGCGAGCTCCTCGGTGCAGTCGACGACCACGAAGTCGCCGATTATTTCCGCGGGGATCTCGACCCCATTCGAGCACTCCAGTGCCACGCTGTCCGCGTCGATTGCCCAGCGCACGTCTCCGTGATAGACCGGAAGCCGCCACTTCCGGAGCACCGTGTCTCCCTGGCTGCATCGCAGCTCCGTGATGGTGTGCTGCGGGATCAGATTGATTGCGTTATTAAACATAAGTCCTTACCTTCCGAGGACAGCGTGTCCTTCTCCGTCGCTTACGAATCCGAGGTTAGTGTAACCGGAGCCGTTGATGAAGATGCTGAGCCCGTTGTTCGTGTCCAGGCTGATGGATGTGTTTGTGTTGCTGTTTACCATTCGAACGCTCGATGGACTGATTCCGATCTCTCCGTCACTGGTGTGCAGCGTCAGCGCAGTGTCGCTGATTTTGACATACATACCTTTTTTGTTTCCCAGATAGACGGACCCGTTGTCCTCTCGCAAACTAAACCCGCCTGTCTCGTCTGACCCGTCGATGATCTGGAGCCCGCGCGGATAGAGATATGCGCCGAACCCGTCCGGCGGGACGGTGTTTGCGTCTGTTGATGTCCCGGAGAAAAGCCTGAGGATCCCTTGTGAGGTGCCCGGTTTCCCTGCCGATGTGTACAGCGTTGCTCGAATGTACTGCTCGTGCAGTAGAGTCATAATTCCAGCCCACATTTTCATGTGCATGGAACCGTTGTCGCTCTGCAGGTTTGAGCCTGTGATTTCTGAACCGGTGATGTTCGAGCCGGTGATGTTCACTGCCTCGATTGATCCGGAACGGATAAAGTCTGCGTTAAAGTTCCCATCGATGTCCCAAGCCGAAACAAACGGGCCGTTGTATCCGGAACGGGAGAAGCCGATTCCTCCCATGTTCATCCGGATCACATTCACCGCTGTCTCGGTGCTGTCAGTATCCATGATCAGGATCTCTTCCGGCTCTCCTGCGGCGTTTTTGTTGAATATGACATGACCACCGAGTCCTCCGGTGATGAGTTCCGTTGCATGTGCAATGGCGTCTTCCAGAAAGCTCCGCGTGTTTCTGATTGACTGCTGGCTTGTGCTGATCGCGTTGGTGATCGTGCTCGCCAGTGTCGTCCTGGCGTTGCCGAGCTCGATGCTCTTGTACCGTTCCGCCAGCACGTCATAAACGACTTTGACCACCTTCGCCTTCGCGTTGATGTTCAGCTTTTCAAAGTAAACCGAGACGGTATCGCACAAAGAAACGCGTTCCAGCGGCGCGATGTTTTTATACTCTTCCGTGTCTGCCAGATTGACAAACGAGACGCTGATGGAGATCTTCGGTTCCGTCAGCGTGTTCGCTTCGATGTAGCTCTGAGCAGCTGCGTTGATCTGCTCCGCTGTCGGAACGCCGTCTTCTTCTTTGAATTTACTCGTGAGATCAAGGTTCATGATTTTCGGCTCTGCTGTCTGGATGATCGTCTGCAGATCTCCGACCTTGGCCTGCGTCATATTGCTGAACATCACGTACGGCATCACGGCCGTGTACATGCTTTCGATGTTCTCTTCTTGTTTGATATCGGTCAGATTCTTGCCGTATGCGATGCGCACACCGCGGTCAGAGCCTCGGTTGTTCATCAGCCGGACCTGCAGTCCGTTGTACTGATACTCGCCTCCGTATACGTCCAGAAGTGAGCCCTGCTGGCCTCCCATGAGTGCTCTGGCACTCTGTGGGATCGTGTTGCTGAATCTTCCGGCCGTGGTCTTGTCTGTGTAAAACGAGAACGCCTCGCCGCCTTGCATCTGGTTTTTGATTCCGTATAGCGCCGTGGCCACGTTCGTGGCTCCGCCGAATGGTTTCACGCTGGTCTTGTTCAGGTCGTAAGAGATATGGTTAGCGCGGATCTGCACCAGTCCGTTCATCGGCCGCGTCATCTTCGCGATGCGGAACATCTGCGGGTTGTCCGTCGTGTTTGGTTTCGCCGTGATGATTCCGCCGAGTGTGAGATCCTTGTAATGTTTCGCGTTGATCGGAACGGTCAGTTCTGCGTAATACGCTCCGTTCCGTTCTTCGGTGACTGTGACCACCGTTGCTTCCGGCAGTCTTCCAAGTCCTTCGGTCGTGTCGTTGACCAGCTCCACGAGCGGGATCGTTGCGTCCAGTATTTTCGGAATCATAAACGCCACCACCTTGGATAGATCTCGATAGTCATGCCGGATGACACATCGATGCTGTTATTCCCCGGAGTGAGAGCAGGAAACACTCCGGAGCTTAACGTCAGCTGATTGTTCCGGTTGGCGGCTCCCTCATACGCATCCTGCATCTCTGTGTCGATCACTGTCGCTCCGTTGTTCGCCGTGAGGATCATGGTCACATCATTGATTCTGATCGTGCCGGTCCCTTGTGTAACGACGATCTTTGGCAGCGCTGTCTGTTCTGTAGGATTGTATAAAGTCACCGCCTCAGCTGAGGTGACCTCGGTGGGGGATTCCCCGATGGTCAGCCACCGCTGTGGCATCCGGTCAAATGTGAGAGCAAAAGACCCGGCTTCGTTGAATCTGACATCCGGATCAATCGGTCCGACGAAGCGAGCCATCCGGAACTCGTCCGGGTGATATGTGTCTTCAAGCCGGTGATATTCGCTGTCCTGCTGCAGGAAGTTCCTGAGCGCAGTCAGATTCGCGTCGAAGTCTTCGGTGATGAACGCCTCGTATGTTTCCTGAACGTTTGTATAACGGCCGTTGTCAAGCGTCAGCGTGCCGTTTCTGCCGGGGACCTCGATGGTGCTGATGTCTCTCTGTGGGCTCTTATATGTGCCTCCGCCGGAGATCCGCGTCCGGAACTCGAGCGAGGATCTCCCGTTAAAAATCAAATACTCATAGACAGGTCTTGTTCTCATGCATAAACCTCCTGCCCGATCTGGATCTGTTCGTTGATGCGGTCAGCCACAAGCTCCGCCAGCTGTTCCTCGTCCATGCCTGGTGCAGGGTTCACGACAATGTTGATCGTGGCACCGGCAGCGCCTCCGCGGTTCATTGCTCCGGAGATCATGTTCATCAGTGTGTTCTGTCCGATGACGATCTCACCGCCGGCTCCGTCTCCGAATCCTTTAAGTCCGGAAGACGTCGGGATCACGGTCGGACTGTTGAACATCACCGCGTTTGTGTACGCTTTTTTGTACCAATCGACGCTGATGTGTGGAACCGACGGCGGCCAGATGTTGAATCCTCCGGAGATGCTGAAGTGCGGCAGTTTCAGCGGAGGCAGGCTCCAGCTGAAGTTGAACAGTCCCTTGATGAAGTTGATGGCTCCGGAAACGATGTTTTTTGCAGAGTTCATCACGTTGCTGATTGTGTTCTTTATACTGTTGAATATGGTCGATACCGTGTTCAGCGCGGCGTGAAAGCCGTTGCTGACGGTCGTCTTTACCGTGTTGATTACGTTGGAGACCGTCTCCTTTATGGAATTAAAAATCGACCGGATCTTCTCGCCGAGAGCCTGAGCGGTTGCTTTGATCGTGTCCCAGTTTTTGTATAAAACGACACCGATTGCAATCGCGGCACCAATGGCTGCGACTGCGATTCCGACAGGGCTGCTCAGTGCCGCCATGATTCCTCCGGCAGACTGCACGGCTGTGGAGATCGTGTTGAATGTCTTGATCACCTTGGAACCAATGGTGACCACGTTGCCGACTGTTGTGATCACTCCGCCGATAGCTGTCACCAGCGGTCCTGCTGCCGCAACAAACAGGCCCATCTTCACGATGTTCTGCTGCTGCTGTTCTGTCAGACCGGAGAACCATGTTCCAAGCTGTTTTACCACTTCGCCAACCTGTACAAGCACCGGCTGCAGGACCGTCATCAGATTGTTGCCGATTTCTGCACCGGTGATTTTCAGCTGGTTAAGCGTGAGCTGCCACTGGTCGATCGGGTCCAGGGTTGCCGTAAATGTCTCGGAAACACTGCCCAGGTTATCGTTCAGCGTGCTCATGCCGCCGCTGAACATGTCGATTCCTAAGATTCCGGAGCTGAATGCTTCGTAAAGTTTCGGGCCGGCTTTGGCTCCGAAGATTTCGACCGCATCTCCGGATGAGCTCAGCGCCTGAGCAAACGCCTCCTGCATGGGAATGCCGTCTTTGTATGCTGTCTGCTGGACTTTGGCGAGACCGGTCATTACCGTGCTTGTGTCCACGCCGGACTTCTCCAGGCTTCCGAGCAGCTTGGCTGCATCTGCTGCGTTCATGTTCATGGACCGAAGCGCTGAACCGTTTGTGACCATGGACTGCGCCAGCTTGTCCACTGAGATGCCCGTGTCCTGTCCAACCTTGTTCAGTGTGTCCAGAAGCGGTCCTGCATCCTGAACCGTGAGCCCGAACGCGTCCATGACCTTCTGGACGTTGTCGATTGATGTCGAAACGTCTGTGTTGTTGAGCTCTGCGAACTTGATGAACTGGCCGGAGAGATCCTCGAGCTCCTGCCCGGTCACTCCGAAGCGTGTATTGACTTCACCGATGGCGGAGCCTGCGTTTTCGAACGTGGTCGGGATCGTTGTCGCCAGATTGTTCATGATGTCCTGGAACTCTGTCAGCTGGTCACCGGTGACGCCTGTCTTTTTGATGATCGTGTCCAGACCGGCATCCACGTCATTAAAAGCCTTGATGGATGCCGCACCGACTGCCGCCAGCGGAGCG